CACACAAAAATGGTGCACAAAACGGAGATAATGTGATTAGTAGAAAATTATTCGGGCCTCCGGGAACAGGGAAAACTACAAAGTTATTACAATATGTTAAAACATTTTTAAAACTTGGTACAGATATTGATAAGATAGGTTATTTTGCATTTACTACCAAAGCTGCAAACGAAGCTATTGATAGAATGTTAGACTATCACACACCTTTTCAGAAAAAAGATTTAAAATATTTTAGAACATTACACTCACTAGCTTTTACTAGACTTGGATTAAAAAAATCAGAAGTATTACAAGATGAACATTACGAAGATATAGGTAGGAGACTAGGTATACAGGTGACAGTATATTCTGATGGTCAAGAAACTACAGGATTCGTAGATTCTAACAGCGAATATTTTAATCTTATAAATGCAGCTAGAATAAAAGAGGTATCTATAGAGGATGAATATAATACAGATATGTATTCACAGGACATGGATAAACAATTATTACAAATTATTTCAGACGAATTACAAAACTATAAGGATGCATATAAACTAGTAGATTTTACTGACATGATAGAAAGATTTAATGTGTCTAAATTGTGTCCAAATTTTGACATAGCATTTATTGACGAGGCCCAGGATTTATCACCGATACAATGGAAAATGGTAGATATTATAACGAAAAATTCCAAATATGTTATACTAGCAGGTGATGATGATCAAGCAATTTATGGCTGGGCAGGCGCAGATGTAAAAAAATTTCAGCAAAAGTTTTCAAAGAAAGACATAATTTTGCCACAATCTTACAGGGTCCCACTAAAGGTACAGGACATAGCAAATAAGATCTTAGATCGAATACCAGATGAGAGAAGAATTAAAAAACAATGGCAAGCAAGAAGAGAAGTTGGTGATGTAAATTATATTACAGACTTAGATGGTCTACCTTTACATGATGGCAATTGGTTAATACTTGCAAGATACAACGACAGACTAAACAAACTTATGCCACTATTAAAAGATATGGGTATTTACTATCAATACAAAGGCAGAAAAAGTTACAAGTCAACCTTGTTTAGAACCATTCTAAACTACATAAGATGGCAAAAAGGTGAGCTGTTATCTTTGTCTGAAGTAAAAGATGTTATTGAATGTACAGGTAGTAACTTAAAACCAACGGAAGAAAAAATGTATGATCTTGCAGATTTAACTTACGATAAAACAATAAATTGGTTTGATGTATTTGTAGTAGACTACGAAGAATGTTTATACATACGTGAGATGTTAAGTTATGGAGAAAAATTATCAAAAGATGCAAGAGTAAAATTATCTACAATACATGCAGCAAAAGGTGGAGAAGCTGACAATGTGTTATTAATTTTGGATAATACAAAAACAATAAGAGAATCATCAGAAAAAAACGAAGACAAAGCAGATGAAGAAAACAGAGTCTGGTATGTTGGTGTAACAAGAACAAAACAAAATTTATACATCATGTCAGCACGTAAGGAGGACAGAGGTTATGACATCGAAAGTTTGGGATAAACAACACGGAGGATCACATTATCAAAAATATAAAATACAGCCAAGTAAGTTTGTAGTAGAGAATGAGTTGTTATATCCTGAAGGTTGTGCTATAAAATACATTATAAGACATCGAGACAAAGGAAAGAAGCAAGATATATTGAAAGCAATACACTTTTTAGAAATGATATTAGAACGAGATTATAATGAAAATACCTAAGTTTGAAGCACAAACAGAATGGGTTAAACCCACAGAATTTCCTGACCTACGCCAGGTCGATGAGATTGCAATTGATTTAGAAACAAAAGATCCTGATTTATTAAAGAAAGGATCTGGTTCTGTAATAGGTAATGGTGAAGTTATTGGTATCGCTGTTGCTACAAAACATTTTAAAGGTTACTTTCCTATTGCACATGAAGGTGGTGGTAACATGGATAGATCAAGAGTCATGTCTTGGTTAAAAGATATACTCGAAGCACCATCAACAAAAATTTTTCACAATGCAATCTATGACGTTTGTTGGTTGCGATCAATGGGACTAAAAATAAATGGTGACATAGCCTGCACCATGATAGCTGCAGCGTTGACCGATGAGAATAGATTCAGATACGATCTTAATAGTTTATCATGGCACTATCTTGGTTATGGTAAGAACGAGGCTGCACTTGCAGAAGCTGCAGAAGAGTGGGGCATAGATCCAAAATCAGAGATGTACAAATTACCTGCGATGCATGTTGGTGCATATGCAGAACGTGATGCTGAGGTTACGTTTGGACTTTGGCAAGAGATGAAAAAAGAAATAATTAATCAGGACCTAGAAGATATATTTGATCTAGAGTCTGATCTGTTTCATTGTCTGGTTGATATGAGATTCAAGGGTGTACGTGTAGATGTAGAACGTGCACATCAAATGAAAAAAGAATTGATAGCACAAGAACGTGATTTACTACATAAGATAAAAGGTGAGACTAACATTGATACACAGATCTGGGCAGCAAGATCTATTGCAAATGTATTTGATATGTTACGATTAGAATATCCACGTACAGAAAAAACTGCATCACCATCTTTTACAAAAAACTTTTTACAAGAACACAAACATCCAGTAGTAAGGATGATTGCACAAGCAAGAGAGATTAACAAAGCACATACAACATTTATAGATTCTATTTTAAGATACGAACATAAAGGTAGAATCCATGCTGAGATAAACCAACTCAGATCACAGACCGGGGGCACGGTTACTGGTAGATTCTCCTACCAGAATCCTAATCTTCAACAGATTCCTGCTAGAAACAAAGACCTTGGACCTAAGATAAGGTCATTATTTATACCCGAGGAGGGCCATAGATGGGGTGTATTTGACTATTCTCAGCAAGAGCCTAGGTTGGTAGTGCATTATGCATCTTTGTACAAATTACCGTCTGTATATGACGTTGTAGATGCCTATCAAAACGATGCTAGCTCAGACTTTCACCAGACCGTAGCTGATATGGCTGAGATACCTAGAACACAGGCTAAAACAATTAACCTAGGATTGTTCTACGGCATGGGTAAAGCAAAATTGCAAGCAGAATTAGGGGTAACAAAGGACAAAGCTGTTGACCTATTTAATACATACCATTCTCGTGTACCATTTGTAAAACAACTAATGGAGAAAGCATCTAACAGAGCACAGGATCGTGGACAGATACGTACCCTGTTGGGTAGACTATGCAGGTTTCATCTTTGGGAACCTAATCAGTTTGGTATGCACAAAGCATTGCCACACGAAGAAGCACTCAGAGAGCATGGACCGGGGATCAGGAGAGCTTACACATACAAAGCATTAAATAAATTAATTCAAGGATCTGCTGCTGACATGACTAAGAAAGCTATGTTGGAATTATACAAAGAAGGTATCGTACCTCATATACAAATACATGATGAACTAGATCTATCAATTGAAGATGACGCACAAGCTAAAAAAATTATTGAGATTATGGAAGAGGCTGTTACACTAGAAGTGCCCAATAAAGTTGACTACGAGTTCGGAAATAATTGGGGAGAGATAAATGGATAATATATATGGCTTACTTAAATGCAAACATACCAGTAACTTATGCACAAATAAGGAGAGAATATTTATATGACATGGAAAAACATAGGGGAGAAGTTGAAGACTGCATTATCTTTGGTCTTAGCGCTCTTACAGGTCGTGCTATCTTATGGCATGCACTTATGGAAAACGGCGCTGTATTTTATCGTCTCCCGATATCTGCCTTCATACAAAGAGGATTTAAGCCGGCCGATGTACCTAGGCGTAGACTTGACGAGTTGGAGTTATGGAATTGTTTTAGTTATTATCCTGCTGTTACTAGTTGGGATATTTTAGACGGACAAGCCGGTAAATACATAGGCAAAGATAAAAAATGGCACCCAGGTAAATATTTATTTACTGTTGATTTTGCCCACCCAGAGAGTAATATACTTGACACAGATCATTCTGAAATACCGCACGAACATAAGTGCGCTCACATAATTGCATTAGATGATGGTAATTATGCAGCACAACCTAACAATCGATGTATATGGGACATACCTTCTTTCACAGTGAAAGATAATATTCCTGATTGGAAAGTGCAAACTAACGAGTGGAATGTAGAAGATAGTAGTCAGTGGAGAACAGAAGACACTGATAAATTTTTTTACGAAATTGAGGAAAAGAAAAAATGAGTTTAAATATATGTATGGATTGTAAGTTTGAAAAGAAAAGATGTCAGTGTATTATTGAATCTATAATAACGGAGGAAAACATGATTAAAAAAATAAAAAATAAAATAAAGAGTATTTGGAATAAAATAATATCTTTGTTTATACCAAATAAACAGTAATGACTGGAGGTTGTTATGGACTACAGGTTCACAGCAATACTTATAATTTTGTTATGTTTATTAGCTTTTTGTGTAAGGCCAGTGAATCATACATCATTGAAAATAGAGACAAAAGATATTATACTGCCACCACCAAAACCGAAACATGAATAAAAAACCATTAAATATATCTGAAGAGGCTGCCGTGCAGATGCCTATGAAAACGGTTGCTAGTTTGATTGCACTCGTTGCAATTGGAACCTGGGCTTACTTTGGGTTGCATGAAACATTAAATAATCATGCTACAAAAATAGAGTTGATGCAAAAAGATTTAGAACAAAACTCAGAGTTTAGAATTAAATACCCACGTGGAGAGCTTGGTCAATCAAGTGGGGAGGCTGAATTATTTATGTTAGTAGAACACCTCGCAGGTGTTTTAGAAGAGGTAGATGCAGAGGTTAAGAGTATGAGAAACAATGCGGTTAATATAGAATTTTTAAAAGATAGAACAAAAAAACTTACAGAAGACGTAGAAAAATTAATTAGAAATGGTAACGGAGCACACTAATGGTTGAATTAGTTTTCGCATTGTTACTTATACAGGACCATAAAATTATAGAACATCGTTATCACGAGTCATTATCTCAATGTATGAAGGCTAAACGTTATGCTATGAAGGACAAGAGTAGCAAAGATAGAGTTGTCTACAAATGTATAAAATCTAAAGCAAACATAGAAATATATATGGGGGAGAAGAAAATTACTTCCTTAATTCTTGACTAAAAAAAATAACAAGATTGCTAAACAATTAAAGGATAGACGATATCATCAGCGTGTGGTAAAGTCTAAAAAAACTTATGACAGGAAAAAAGAACAAATTTATAAAATTTCACACAGAGATAGTTAATGGTATTTGCTCTGAGTGTGAAGAGTATACAATGTTAGTTGGTATTACTAGAAAGTTTTATAGATGTATGAGTTGTGGTTCTGATCTAGAACAACATGTAAATGGTAAAATAAGTTATTTACCTACAATCACAGCTAGAACACCTAAGTCGAAAGTAGAAGAATATTTTAATGGCGAAGAAGTCTAAAGGATTATACGCAAAAGTAGCTCACGAACCAGTCTTTCACAAGACAAGCATAGGTAGAAATCCTAGTAAAACCAAGATGAATAAGCACAAGCGTAGGTCGTATAAAAAATATCGTGGCCAGGGAAAATAGGGGTTGACATTATTTTCTGGGATATTATATTACATTTAGAAAGAGAGAAAACATATGAAAAAGAAAAGTAAAAAAGACGACAAAACATACAAGTTTATTATGAAGTACATGGATAAATTTGATTTGTTAATAAACCAAGCACAGAAAGAAAAAGACAAAGGTAACTTTGACTTTAGTATTCATGCTTTAACTGCTGCTATCATGAGGCATATAGTTATGAACAATGTTCAATACTATAATACTACTGATAAGATCAGAGAAACTATGCAACAGCTTTTAGATGATGAAGCTAATGCTAGATATATACAAGCTAAAGAAGAGCGTGAAAGGGCTCGACTTAATTAATGAAAGATAAGGTTATAAAACTTACACCGAAAGGTATATCTCAAAAACAATGGGCAAACTTATTGTTAGAGTTAAACCTTATGCGTAAGGCCTGGAAACCTTATGGTGTCGATATAAATATACAGGCACCAGGGCTCAGGAAAACAATACTATGGGGAACTAAAGTTGGTGGACAATTATCAGACCAAGATAGATAGGGCAGCTA